TCGCATTCCTCTTCGACTTTGGAGAGGAAAAACTGGATGACTTTATATTTTTCCACCATAGGAAGGTCCGCATCCAGAAGAACTTTGTGCCTTGCCTGAACAAAATCAAAGCAAGTCATCTTCCACTTATATGGAGGAATTTGCCTCGGCTTAGAATACGCCGGGGATAATCTGACCAGTGGTAATGTAGGCACCAAGAGCAGCAACAAAACCAAGCATCGCTGCCCAGCCGTTAAAACGTTCTGCTTCATGTGTAAAAATTGGGTTGGTGTTGTGGTGTGACATTTGAATAATTTGAATAGGTGGTTCGTAAGGATACTCGTTTTCGAGTAGTGTGTCTAGATCTTTTGTTTTCATTTAAAACTCCAGATCAGATGCGTTTAATTTTTCTACGACGTCAGCTCTGTAAGCTGGGTCAGTATCATAGCGTGGGTCTCCCATCGCTGCAACGAGTTCGGCTTGTGATCTGAACACATCACCTCTGCTGTCGGCTGCTTTCCCGGATAGCATTCTACCCTCGTAGCCGTTAGCATCCTCGTATCTAGATTTTAGTCCTGCAAAGGCTATATTAATAGCTGCTGGATTACCAGAATCTACAACAGAGTCGAACGCATCTATACTTCTGTTGTCTAAATTACTGGCAGCCCACTCTACAATTCTATTGTATTGCGCTTCTCCACCGGCTGCATTCATAACGCTATTAACTTGAGCGTCTGACATTTCTACACCTTGTGGATTAGCTTGAGGATTAGTTTTTTGAATCTCTAAGTAAGCGTTGACTAAATCTTGGCTACTCATTTCAGAAAATCTTTCTATTGTTTCCTCTGATAGGGTGCCCTCGTTAGCCCAATATTCTTCTGATGCTTCGTTAATCAAACTGACCGCAGGAGCTTCATCAGATACCTCTTCATCGCTTCCTTCTTCTTCTTCATATCCTTCGTCTGTTGACTCGTAGTCAACTTCGTCTTCTTCTTGTCCAAGTTTCTTTTGTAATGATAAGTACGCTGCTTCTAAATCTTCGGTACTTTTATATTTACCAGCTAATAACTGTTCTTGTTCTGCTACTAACTGTTCTCCTACTTGTAGAGAGTCCTGTTCCTCTGCGGTTAGAACTTCTGTGTCAGGAGTATTATCATACGAATAAGTTTCGCTCATTATTGTGGTTGATCTTGTGGTGGGTTTACCATGGCTTGCATGTTCTCTGTATCAGCTAACTTTGAATTAGCAAACTGACCAGCTTGTTGTAAGAGAGTAGCTTGCTGTTGCTTCTGCTCCATCTCTTCCTTCTCGTTTGCCATTTGTTCTTCTGTCTTAACAAGGTTCAATACGTCTATACCTTGTGCAGCAGCTAAACGTTTGATAGCTTCTAGAGGATTTATAAATCTTCCTAGTGCTTCTGGTCCTATTGTCTGTGCAATAGTTCCCATAAACATTGTCAAAGCCTCTCTGTCCTGACCTCTGCCTAAAGCATTTACACCAGCTACAATCGCTGGTCTAATTAATTCTTTAGGTAACTTAGGTAGTTCGTTTGTTCTTTGTAAGACTAAGAGAGTTCTGTCTAAGTAAGGTATTAAGAAAGATGTAGTTAACAAACTAAAGATGCCACCGAGCTGTTGCTCTAGTTCTAACTGTGTTAGTCTGACCTCTTCTGCTGTTACTCTTTCTGCATTCCTCACATTCATTACTAAGAATGCTTCAAGCAATCTTCTCTCTATTGTTTGTGCCATGTTCGCAGCAGTTGAGAAGTCTGCTGTCTTCCCTACTTGTACGACTTGCACATCTTCTGCTCGCCCCTGTACGATAGCTCCGTTTCCAGCCTTTGCAATTACTGAAGGCTTGGTTGTAGATGATGGGCTGACTAGGAAGATTACCTTACTAGCAGCAGCAGCTCCTTCAACAAGAGCTTGCGATAAACCTTCGAGAGATTTGAGATCACCAAGGAACTCTTCTACTCTACCACGTCCGTACTGTTCTCCGTCTACAGAATTAAAAGTAAGAACAAGCCAAGGGCTTGCATTCTTAGGAGCGGTGCTACGTGTCCCGGGTATTATCATATCTTCTACTTCTTGATACCATACCCATCTGCCGTTCTCTAGTTTCACGCACGTGTAAACTTCGACATCATCAGTATGTGTACCCTTTGTCTCGTCGATGCCCGTGTTGGGTTCTTTCTTTGGTAGATCGTAACCGAGTACGTCTCGACTTATCAATTCCTTTGTAACTATTTCTAGGACGTTACCATTTCCGTCTCTGTTGACGACATACCTATTAAGCGGATAGTTTTTAATACCATCTTTACCCATAAATAATAAAGCATTACCACCTACAATTAAATGTTTAAGTGCTTGGTGTATAACTACTCTATCATTTGATGCAGCGATATAGTCCATGACCATTCGTTCCATCTTAGATAATGATAGCTCCATCTCTGACTTCGCTTCTGGAGGTAACTCTTCACCTAACTTGTCCTCTCTTACTTGTAGTTTAAAGAAGGAACCTTGTGGAGGTAGGATAGCAAGCATAAGTTTTGCTGCTAACCCTACCACACACTTGGAACCAACTGACTGCCAAGGAATATTGAGAGTCTCGTGTGTAGGTCTTGAAGATGTATCGTCTTGAATTAAATAAGGTAACGTGAGCTCGCTACAATCAACTGCTTTATCTAGGAATTGTCTTCGATCTGTTACCAGTTCATTGTATCTTTCACGTGCGGTCATTAGTTAAGACCTCCACCTGTTCCTGCGTCGCTACCTGTATTTACTTTCGGATTTAATTTAATTTTCAATGAGCCTGTACCTTTTGAGTACTGGTTTTTATTTTTATTACCACGGTCATCCTTTGCTCTTTTTACCTGTGGGTTCACATCCTTCATTATTGGGTCAGGAGGTGGAGCCGTAGGTGTTGGAGGCAATGGAGGTGGTGGAGCTGGGGGTAAAGGTGGTGGTGGTGCAGGCGTTCCGCCTCCGAATAAACACATTAGATTTCGTCCTCTTCTATGGATTTTATGTAATCAATTACACTAGCTTGTCCAGCTCTGTACATAATTGATTCGATTGATTCTTTTGGGTGGACTGGTTCCCACCCGAAGTTGTCTTCTAACTTCTTTATCAACTCTTGAAGTCTATCGTTATGTAGCTTAAGAGTATTGAGGGAGATTGACATTCGAGTGTTCAAAAAATGCAGGCATTCTAGCTGCCTTGGTCTGAGAAAATTCTGGTGCTTTGCCTTCGTACATTAATCTGTCACTGGCATCCAACCAAAATTTTTTGTCCAAATATCTATCGGCATTCTGTTTTAAGGGTTGCATCACCCAGTTGATAGTTGCCTTTCTTAGTTTGTCTAGTGACTGACTAGGCTTGAGACCTAGCTCTGTACATACCAATGAGTTAGCTGCCACATGGACTTGCTCATCTCTTGATATATCTGCACTGACAGTTCTTAGACCGGCGTCACCACAGAATCTAAAGAACGGTAGTAGTACAAAAAAGATTGCTCTCTCTGCTACTAACGCTTTTAGTATAGTATGGTCTGGATGTTGTTCCCACGCAGCACGTAAGCGTAGTGCTTCGGCTTCGGCTTTGTCATCTACGCCTAATGCGTTGGTGATGTAGCCAAGTGCAAGATCATGTTTGATCTCGTCTTTGACGTTGCTTTCTAGAAGTGCTCTAGCAGCGTCGGGAACTTCTTTATCAAGTGCGTCTGTAATGAACTCGCCAACTGGTAACTCCATATGGCGTATTGCAAGAGCACGGTAGATGGTTTCTTCTGCACCTTCTTTTAATTTTCCTTTAGATGTTTGTACGGGTGTCCAAGATCTTTTCCGGGACAAGAGTTTTATATAGGGATTCATTTACTTAAATTCTGGTCCGTTCATCCAAGCAACTAGACTGTATCTAGTACCTTTTGTAACGGGTTTAACACGGTGCATTATCCACGATGGGAATACACAAACTGAACCAGCTTTCATATCTATTGTAATTACCTCTTCTTTATCACGCGCTAATTGTAACTCTCCTCCTTCAAAATCATCATTCAATAACAAAGACATAGATAATTTCCTTGGTAACTTTGGAGGTACCGTAGGCAATTCATCTACATGCCATCCGTAATGTTGATTTGTTTCATACTTAGTCACTTGTATTCCTGAGTCAAAGTGATGTAAGTCGTAGTGAAAATAATCATTGTTAGCACTAATAAATATGTTGTACATAATTCCTGCTATCCAAGTATCCCAACATAACCAATGTTGTTTAGATGTTCTAGTTTCAGACATAAGTCCAGAACCATCACCTCTAATTGTACTGTTTTCAAACTCAGTATTTTTACATTGTTTAAACATATCATTTAATACTGACTCTGGAATATTAGGTTTAGACGTCCATAAATATTTTTCAGAAAAAGGTAGATTCATTGCTGACAATCACAAGATATCTCGTCTGGTTTATTACTCATAATGTCTGCTAAATAATCTTCAACTGAGGTATCATCCAGTGCTGCGTAAGCATCTGTCTTATCCTGTGTGTCTCCCAT